ACCGCGACATCGGCGACATCATGTGTCTTGCCGTTGACAGTTCACACATTGAGGCGATCGAACCCGAATGGACTGAACACACGGTCGGCGAGAACGACAGCCTCATCGGAACATACCCGATTACTATTGACGGACTGAAAATGCCTCGCAGTCTTTCGGGTGCTATCCGTTCCAAAAAAGGTGACGGCAATTCAACCACCTCGTCCGAGTGGGCGCATGATTCAGACGGCAACCCGACCGAAACCCCAGTCGGCACAATCCACTACACGGATAAGGATTTCCAAAACAGCACTCGCAGGCGCGGAGCAGGCTATCAGTTGCAAGACTACGAACAGCACAAGGAAATCAGCAACCTATGGTGGGCATTGAGCGGAACGACCAACGAGCAGGCTGTTGTCGGCAACGGAGCGCATGACGCAACGCTGAACAGCCGTGACTCCATCGGTATGGCTGACACGGAATATGTCGGCAATGCCATGAACTCAATACTGGGACTCAAGCACTATGTCGGCTGTGACTCGGAGTGGATGGACTATATCGCCTGCAACGTTAAGAGTTATGCCGAATTCTATAAAAACCGCTGTCTTGATAACAACAACGATGACCCGATTGATTACAAGGCTCATATCTATGACCCAATCACCAAGACGGAACGTGTTGTGCAGACAGTAACCGGCAACGGTAACTGCGTGGTGCGTGTAGTCCACGGCGCAAAGTGTGACATTCTTGCAAGTAAGGTGCATCAGACCGACACAAGCCGATACACTACCCACTATGCGGCAGGACACTGGTTGCCCGGCTCCCGTGGCCGTGTGGTTTTGCGGTCGGGCAACCACTCGGGTGCGCATGGCGGCCTCGCTTATGCGTCCCCGTTTTACGCTTCTTCGTTCTCGCTCTTGTACTCCGGTGGTCGGCTCGCCTTCCGCGGAAAATTCGTCATTGTCGGATAGCGGAACTCGTCCCCACGAAAAAAGCGCAGAGGGAGAACCGACCAACGGGAGGTTGCTCCCTCTCCTTTTCTCGCGTAAGCGAGTCGAGTTAGGCGAAAATTTTGTAACTTTGCACCTTGAAAGGCAGATAACCCCGCGCGCCGTGTGGTTTTGCGGTCGGGCAACAACTCGAATGCGAATGGCGGCCTCGCTTATGCGAACGCGAACAACGCTTCTTCGAACTCGAACACGAACTACGGTGGTCGGCTCAAATTCTGAATGGTTAAACACAATCGGATGACCCTGCACGCCTGCGCGACAGGCACAGCACTCTCCGAGGGGTTTGCGCCTCGGCAACAGCATAAGAATATGGAAAGCCGGAAGAACATTATAACCAACAGTGGAGAGGGGCAATGCCTCTCTCCACAGGACCGGAAGGCGGTCACAGACATAGCAACATTCATGGAGTTGACCGAGGATTGCCCCTCGGTCAACTATCCTTTATGCAATCTTATCCCGGAGATAATCACGGAAGCCAATCTAATATCATCGTTCAATCGCGTAATAAGCAACCTGCGCCAGTCGGCATCGGACAGCGAGAAAAAGGATACCGTTGTCATTGACGGCAAAGAATACACCAAGAGGCAGGCGCGATATGTGCGTAAGAAGAAAGAGATTATAGAGCAGCTTAAACACTCTATAAGCAGTGGAGAATTCCGTATAACCAAACTGACATCCTTTGATACGCAGGACGGCCCGAAGATAAGGACAGTACAAGCACCCATTGTCGTAGAGCGCATGGGGAGCAACAGCATTATGGAAGTCATAGAAACCCGGCTTGCTCCAGTACTGATTGAAAGCACGGCCGCTTCCATAAAGGGACGAGGCCCACACGGATTGTTCCATGAGATACAAGCCGCGATAGAGGCTAACCCGAATCTGAAGTATTATTACCAGTCGGACTACAAAGGATATTACGACCACATAGTTCATGACGATATGATTGCTATTATAGAGCGATACATATCCGACCCGATACTATTACCGATGTTGCGGAATTTCGTAAAAGCCCTGCACCCCGATGGGGACATAGGTATCAGCAAGGGCTTACGTTCATCGCAGTTTTTCGGCAATCTCTATCTGAACGACCTCGACCACGCCATGATCGAGAAACACGGAGCGACTTACTATTTCAGATTTTGTGACGATACGTTTATACTGGCAGAAAGTAAAAGAGAGTTATGGAGATTAAGGGAGTGCTTACATGAAGAGAGTTCAAAACTCGGACTGACAATAAAGCCGAGCGAAAGGATTGCGCCCATAACAGCAGGGATGGACGCACTTGGTTATGTGAATTTCGGCGACTATGCCCGGATACGCAGGCGCACGAAGCAGAACGCGGCCCGTAAACTGGCAAAGGTGAAATCGCGGAAACGCAGACAGGAAATCATAGGCTCATTCAAGGGTATGGCGTGCCATGCCGACTGTAAGTATATATTTCACTTAATCACTGGTAAACGTATGAAAAAGTTTTCAGAAATGGGAGTGACATACACTCCTGCCGATGGGAAGAAACGCTTTCCCGGCAAAGTCATGCGCTTAGGCGTAATCCAAAACAAAGAGTTAGAGATACACGATTATGAGGTAGAGATGGACACCTCATACGGCAACAGCCGCTATCTCGTATCGTTCAAGGTCAAGGCGACCGGCGAGTGGGGCAAATTCTTCACCGCAAGCGAAGAGATGAAGAACATCCTTGACCAAATCTCGGACATTGAGGATGGGTTCCCGTTTGAAACAACCATCGTGAGCGAAATCTTTGACGGCAACAAGCAGAAATTCTCGTTCACCTAATACCATCACACCCCAAAGCGTGACACGTCACTAAACTTAAAAGGGTCTGCAAAGCGCAGGCCCTTATCTTTGTGCCAAAAATCATATAACGATATGGAAAAGATATTTGGCACAACCGTAAGGCAGGACAGCCTGCAACGAACAGGGCGCAACACATGGGTGCTTTTCTTCGGTCTTTATACAACGGCAGAGGGAAGCACATACGAGTATCGCCATACATTCAACCGCCGACCGACCCTTGACGAGATAAAGGCAGTCATCAACGCGCAACTCTCGGCAGACGCTGACGAGCGTAAGCGCAACGGCTTCCAGTGGGAAGGCGTGCCTGTCCGCTACGATGAGGAAGCAGAGCGCAACATAACCGGGCTGTCGGTCAAGATACCGCGACTGGGAGCCGCCATGTTCCCCCTCAAATTCAAACTGGGAGATTACCCTGACGGCTCTCCTGCTTTCCATTATTTCGCCGATGCCGAGGAATTTGAGAGTTTCACGGACGCTCTCATGATGTTCTCGCAGGAGTGCTACAATAAATCGTGGCAGGAGAAAGCCGCTATTGACTGGACTAAATTCGAGAACGCACTATGATGATAGCGGAACTTATATGCGTGACGATGTCATGCACCATCATGACGCTGTATCTCATAGCGTACATTCTGAACGTAGGAGTGCCGACATCTATCAGCGAAACCTACTACAAGACGCAGAAAAAGTGGCTCTTCCCGACCTGCACGGCGACCGCCGGAACACTCGCCCTTGTGCCTCTGCTCAATGTCACGCCCGACAATTATCAGTTCGTGGCATTCTTCATAGTCGCCTCTATCTTATTTGTGGCGGCTGCTCCTGCTTTCCGCGAGGAACTGACGAACCACGTCCACAGCGGAGCCGCCATAATACTGGGGCTGTCAGCACTGGCATGGCTCATACTGACAAGCGGAGTGCCATACATAGCACTCACGGCAACGCTCATCGGCCTGGCAACAGACCGCAGGCACTTTGTCTTTTGGCTTGAAGCCGGACTACTATACAACCTATACGCATCACTGATTCTGATACTCTCATATCGTTAAAAGCAGACACGGCGCAGGAGCAATCTTGCGCCGTCCTTGTGTCGCGTCACAAAAGTTAAAGCGTGGCAGGGATAGTATATGGGTAACTTTGCGCCGAACCAAAACGATAAATCATCATGGAATCAATCTTATCATTAGAGAAAGGATACCTCTTCATCGGGGTGTTTTTCGCCGTGTCGCTCTTGGTAATCATGGCCATAATGCTTGACCTATGGGACGGAGTGTACACAGCGAAACGAACTGGGCAACGGGTTCACTCCCATAAGTTGCGAGTAACCATCGCCAAAGTAAGCGAGTACTGGCGATTTTTGCTGATAGGCTTTTTGGCAGACTGCCTCGGCTTCCTGTTCAGTTTTTATTTCCTGCCGTTCATGGCATTGCTTTTCGGCATGGGCCTGATTGTCGTAGAGATAATCAGTATGTTTGAACACGCCAAACGCAGGAAAAGCCATCTTATTGATTTGCCCGAAATTATAGATGGCATCATCGCAGCAACATCAAAAAAAGATGCAGAAAAGATTATCGGTGTAATCTCTACCAAAAGCGAAGTATCACCTCATCACTAATTAGATATGATAGTTCTTATTGACAATGGACACGGGAGCGACACCCCCGGCAAGTGTAGCCCCGACAGAAAACTCAAAGAGTATCTCAAGAGCCGCGAGATAGCACGCCGATTGGTAAAGACATTGAACAGCCGCATGGTCAATGCCAAAACACCGATAGAGGCGCATCTGCTCGTTGAGGAGGATAAAGACATAAGCCTGCCCGAAAGGTGCCGCAGAGCCAATGCCTACTGCGACAAATACGGCAAGGAGAATGTTCTGCTCGTTTCCATCCACTGCAACGCCGCAGGCGCGGACGGCAAGTGGAAGAGCGCAGGCGGTTGGTGTGTCTATACCTCGCCGGGCAGGACTAAGGCTGACGACCTCGCCACCGAGATTTGGAAAGCCGCTGACGAGGGGCTGAAAGACTACAAAGAGCGTTTCCCATTCTTGCAGGCGCAGGGCGCATACGACAGCAGACAGAAGCCCATGAGGGCAGACTGGAGTGACGGTGACCCAGACTATGAGGCGCGGTTCTACATCCTCGTCCACACCAAATGCCCGGCTGTGCTGACCGAATCGCTCTTCCAAGACAACAAGGCAGACTGCGACTTCCTGCTCTCGGAAGAGGGGACAAAGGCAATCGTGGAACTCCATGCCAACGGAATCATCAACTACATCAAAAACCACAAGAAATGAGAAGCGACACACCACGCAAAATAATTCGCAAGGTCAAGGACATCCTTGCCATAGTGCTTGTAATTGTCGCTTGCATGGCGGCAGGCGCGTATCTCCACAAGTGCCAGTCACCGCCCGGCGACAACATCCCAGGCCGAGAGGCAATCGAAACCGACACCATCACGATATATGACACCATTCCCTACATCGAGCCTGCGCCTGTCCACTCACAGCAGGTAGGCTCTAAAAAGGTTACAATCCCCACGTCATACATTGACCGAGGGATTGAGAACCTGCCCGACATCAGAGCGGACACCGCCGAACTGACAAGCGCAGACGTTGAAGTGACAACACCCGACAGCCTGACATTACAGCTGCCAATCACGCAGAACGTCTATGAGGGAGAGGACTACAAGGCATACGTCAGCGGTGTTTATCCGAGCCTTGACAGCCTGTTCGTATATCCCCGGCGCGAGATAGTGACTATAAAGAAGCCTCCCAAGCGGTGGCACATAGGGCCGACAGTCGGCTTCGGCTATACGCCACACGGCTTTGAGCCGTTCATCGGAATCAGTCTGACCTATTCAATCATTGATTTATAATGGAAACAATCACCATACAGATATTTCAAGACGATGTATACGAAGAGGTGGCCAAGGCGACCGACTACACAGGGTCTAAACTGATAGACGGCGACGAGGGCGCACGCGACCGCATCCTTGCGGCCGATGATGACCTCGCGGAATTGAGCAGGTTTTGGGAAGAGTCTGTGTCCGCCACCAACGAGAACCTAAAGGAAATGCTGGTGTCGGGTAGGACAAAACTCATCAGCACCATTGCTATAATTGACCCGACACCCACACCACCGGTCATATCAACGCAGTCTGAAAACGCAAATGCTTTACCCCCAGTTCTCCCCCCGGTAACATTAGGCAGGACCGGTTACGAAGCCGTCATAGAGGTCAGCAAGTCGTTTGACAAGGTGCTGACCGCAAGCGTCCAGTCAACCCTGCGCAGTTTCTTCATTGCCTCGATCATCGGGCAATGGTTCAAATTCGCAAACAAAGGCGAGGCAAAGGACTACTTCACGCAGGCGGCCGACATGATGGAAACCGCCGAGAGGTTACTCTACAGCCGCCGAAAGCCGACACGCCCCACCGACTAATCAACATTTAATAACTACGAACTATGCCAAACCCCACTTTAGGCGCAAAGAAACCAGTCACAGCCACAATCAAAATCTCGTGGCTGCTTTATGACATCATGAATGAAACGTTCCTGCGCGGACGTACCATTCAGAACAAAGACAACCACAAAGAGGTTGCAAGTATGTTCGCCTCGGAGGACGAGGAAAACCGCGAGAAGATACTCCGCTCAGTCAAGAGAGCCTTTGCGGAGGTTCAGACCGAACTGGGCGAGTATCTCAACGAGAACGGCACAACGACCGACAACAGTCACTATGACGGAAGCCATGACCTTGTGCTGAATCTCACCATGCCGAGCAACTTCAACGAAGCCGCGACAACCGGCGTAGGCGAAGCCGTCCACGCATATCTCGCCAACACCGCTATCGCCGACTGGTACATGGTTACCAACAAGGCAGACGCGGAGCAATACTACGCCCTTGCAAACAAGAACATGGAGTTAATCCGTCAGACCGTGAGCAAGCGTAGCCGCCCGGCACGTCCCACCGACTAATCCCAGGTCCCATGAGTTGCTTTTTGGAAGAAAAGGACGGCAGGCTCAACGCCGTGTTAGGGTTCAAGCGCGACCAACTGCTGTATGACATAAAGAACTATGCCTTTATAGAGGGTAGCGTCATGGACACGGAAAGCAACCACAACCGCCACATGGTGCAGGATGTGGGCGAGGACGGAAACGTGGACCGTGTGACGCGAGTGCTGAATCTGACCGTGTGCAAATGCAGGGAACTCCTTTATCCCTACACCAAGAACGACCTGCACCGCACGGAACTGAACGACAACCTGCGTGAGCCGCCTGTCTATGGGATAGTGTTGAGCGTACCGCTCGACTTCTCGCAGACCACACTCTACCTGCTTGAGAACCTCATCCACGAATACCTTGTCTGCAAGGCTGTGGCCGACTGGCTGACTATTACCAACACCGCAAAGGCGCAGGTATGGGAAGCCAAAGCCGAGGACGCGGAGAGCGAGATACGGATAAACCTGCACAACAGGATAGCAAAGGCACGCAGACGTATGCACCCTTTTTAATGTTGCCATATCAAAGCGAAAGGCCGCTGTGCATCACGCATGGCGGCCTTTCTCGTCTTACAATAGATATTGAATTAGTACATGAGTTATCTCGGTTGATTGGTGAGGCGCGGAGTGAACTGCACAGACGCGCCATAGATACTTTCATCAGCATCGAGCGTGGCGACACCTGCAATGCGGAAATACTTGTAGGGCGTGCCACGGAAGCCGCGCAGGTAGTGGTCTTTGCTTGACCATATCAGATACCAGTTGACTAAATCGCGTGAGCCGTAGAGTGCGGTTGCCACATTGCCCTTTCGGAAGAATCCGCGCTGAATGATGCTGTCAATGGTCTTGTGGATATTGACGGTATCAAGGTTGAGCGGACGTGTAACGTACAGACATTTGACCTGCGTTTCGTCCGATTCCGAAAAGTTCACTATGTTATTCTCCTTGTCAACGGCAAGAGCCTCCGGGTAGGAGTTGAGGTGTGAGGCGATGTTTGAGAACGTCATGCCCCATAGTTTAGACTTCAACGAGAACACATAGGCATAGGTTATATTCGGAGCATAGACGATGACGCGCTGATGCACATAATCGTAAATCATTCGGCATTGCTTAAGGAACTCCGTAAACGGTAGTGTCGGCAGGCACTTGTCGGTAACCGGGTCATGCCCCAACATATCGTGCAGTTTGTCAAAGCCGGGCAGGTCAAGGGCATTAAACGGATACTCAGAATTTATGCTTTCTGAAATACATTGTGTCTGCGAACCCGAAATCAACATTATGCCTCGATCCGTGGGGAACAGCACCGCATTATCCAGTTGAGTTATTCCATCAGCGTTGATGCAGACATCGCGCGTGATAGGCTGACGCGCCGTATATGTGCCAGTCGCCGACACTTCCAACGCCCAAACTCCCTCGGACGTGAAAGCATAGAGGGGGAACTGTCCGAACTGACCCTCGGAGAGAGCCTTTGCCGCCGAGCAGATGCCCTTTATTTCCCCAGTACCGACTGTGTTGATGCCGAGAAGCGGAAACACAAAAGGATTGTTGACCTCGGACGTGTAAATCTTATTAGGGATTTCTATCGTGCGGTCGGCGTTGGAACTTGCCGAGGGCATATTGCCGTTCATACTCGGATTCTCCCAACCTGCGAAATAGAACGAGCCGTTGAGGAATCCGTGTTGCTCCAGTTGAACCTCATAGTACATGGGCAGACCGTACCATGACACAATCACCGCCTTATATGCGTTCACATTCGGATAGTAGAGGTACAGGAACGGGGCCTCATAACTGGACATGGCACAACTTTCACCCTGCACAACAATATCCTTGCCGTCCTGCTTGATGAAGAAGTAAACGCCCACGCCTGCGGTGTTGTCGAAATAGTCCGATGGCATATCTTTCCAGTTGCCGATATATCCATCGGTGTGTGTCATCAATGCCCCGGCATTGTATTCCGCATACAGACGCTTCGATATGTTGCTGAGGTTAAGGCGTGAGTTGTAGGTGAAGCAATAGCGCGGAATCAGAGTATCGTGGCTGTCGTAGTCATCCGTCATTACCTCGCGTGTCACCAACGACTGAAGATAATCTTCCTCTACATTGAGTGCCGTGCGCGTGGTCGTAAGCTGCTCTACCTTGATACTCTCAAGCAGGTAGAACTGCGCGGTGGAGCGAATATCCTCTTTGACCGCATCGACACTACGGCGCGGAATCATCAAGCGGCCCATCGGATATGTGAGGTTGGTCGGGTCGAATGTGAAAGCGTAGAGTTTGTTGAATGTGTGACGCTGATAGCGTAACGGATATGTGGAGGTAGATACGGCCTGATTGGTATGCTTGCAGACGCAATAGGAGTTATAGCCCTCGGAGTTGGCGAATTTGGTACACTTGCCGTTTTGGTCGTAGGTGTATATGGGCTTGGAGATAAAGACATCGACCGAGCGGACAATATCTTTCCAGTTGTTGAGCATATCAAGCCGTGACTGGAGAATGACGGCGTAGTCAAGCGTATGCACCATAGCGCAGACACGGAGTTGCGCATCGGTGTATTTA